TTTCCATCAGCGACCGGAATTCATTACAGATTATGCTTTCGCGCCAACGATGCGGCGGCGCAATGCCGCCGTGTCCAAAGACACGCACTAGGTGTTCCTGGTCGCGTACGCTGAGCGGTGTCTTTTCAGGCATGTCTTTCTCCTCGGTGATGCAACGACTACAGGCGCTGCCGTGCGCGGGGCAACACGGCGGCGCAGGGGAAGGGTCTGGGGGCGGGCGGGGATTGCTGAGGAGTGTAGGGGGGGTTACGAGCCGACGGCGCGGGCGCGAGCGTCTTCCCACTGACCCACGGCCTCTTCGGGCGTGGGCACGGTGCGCGTGGGCATGCGGCCACTGGTGAGCGGGCCGTCGGCGTTGGCGTCGATACGGCTGATTTCAAAGCCCTCGACATAGCCGTCCGCACCGGCGTCGATATAGATTTCAAACTCCGCGTCGGGACTGGTTGCCTCGATTTCGATCCCGCCGCCGTAGCGCCGGTGACGATCGGGGATGGCGGCAACCTTCGTCCATCCCTTGCGCCGGGCCTCTTCGACCAGGCGATCGGTGTGAGCCATGGTGGCATCTCCTGTGACGGGGGTGGCACAGTAGCGCCGGGCGCGCAGTGTCACCAGACGAAGCTCGCGCAGCGTGGCCAGCTGGATGGAGAGCGACGGCGCGTGCACACGCGGGTCGCTGCAGATGCGCGCATACGGCACGCCGTCGGCGTGCGCGGCGATGCGCTCGTAGAGGATGCGCAGGGCGTCGGGCAGGGCCGCAACGAGCACGGCGTGAAGGGCGGCCTGAACAGGCGGATCGCGGGCGCGCTGCCAGTGATCGGCCAACACGTTGATGGCGCGATTGATGCGGTAGCGGTAGCTCATGCCGCCTCGACGGGGTGTTCGGGGCGGGGGCGGATGACGATGCGCTCGATGTGGCGGGGTGTCTCGTCCGGTACGGCGAGCAACGTGGCGAGTTGGTCGAGGGCAGATGAGACGACGCGCTCGACTTCGGCCTCGGTGAGTGAGCGGGGCGTGCTGATTTGGATGGTGTAGGTGTGTTTGGGCATTCAGGACTCCTTCTTTTGAGGGGTTGTCATGCCATCTTGTTCGGCGACCCACGCGGTCGCCCCCGCGGCGTGCGCGGGATCGGGGTGAGTGCGCGTGCCAGGTGTTCGCCGATAAGTCGGGCGAAGTCGTCGTCGGTCTGCATCCGCTCGCGAATGAAGGCGACCAGGCCGGCATTGAGCGCGGCGATCACCAGCACACGGAAGGCCGGGTCGTCGCTCGCGAGTGTGAGCGACACCTCGAAGGCGACACGGGCCGTGTCTGGATCATTGCGCAGTTCGTTGCGCGTCGCCTCGGCCTCCGCTGCCGTGGCCGGCGTCTCGCGGTCGTAGAGCCGTTTGATGTCATCAGGCGTCACGGTGTGAGATCTCCTTCCCCGGCGCGCGTGAAAGTTCCCAGTGGCCGTCGGGGTCGAACTCGTGAATGAGCGGGAAGACGGCGTTGATCAGCGCTGCCAGGTCGGCACTGAACGATGCGCCCATCGGCCCGCCGATCGAGCGCTGCGTGGTGACGTTCGCGGAACAGACGGCGCGGATCGCCTCGTCGAGCGCGGCGCACTCGTCGCGGTTCGCGCTCGTGTAGGTCAGGCAGAAGTGGATCATGTGGTCGCTGCACTTTCGTGTGGCCGGCGACGCGGCAGGTGCATCGGCGGATACATTCCCGCCTTTGCCGCCTCCACGTCGCCGGCGAAGTACCGCACGGCGATTGCGCGGATCGTCACCTCGCCGCGAGCGAGGAGGCCGCGCAACAGCGGGAGTGAATAGTCAACAGGAAGGCGATCGGCCTCCTCGCTGGTGATCGGAAAGGCGTACTCACTCATCTGCCCCCCTGCGTGCAGCGCTCAAGCGGCGTGAGTAGCGCGCCCGGCTCGCCCGGATCCACAATCGGCACATCGTTCTCCCAGGCCGACAGCTTCGCCCGATCGCCGGCGCTGATGCTCTTCGATAGTCCGAGCAGTTCGCGCCGCGCCTTGAGCCACGCCTGATAGGGCCAGTATTTGCGCGGCCCGAACGGATACGCCGCATCGACGTTCCGCCGGATCTGCTCATCAGTCAGGCCGGCGGCCCGGCCTTCATCGATGGCGCGGGCGATGATCGCCCGCGCCTGGTCTCTCCACGTTGTCATTAATTGTTCCTCCACGTCTTCTGCTGCGCCCGCAGCGATCCCCAGAGCGCCACATAGAGATGCGTCGAGAGACGCCCGGCTAGCCAGTGGCGGTAGAGGCGGTAAAACCTCGTGGCCGTCTTACCGTCCATCAGCAACCTCCACTAGTCGCTCCAGTGCATTGCCGATGCGCGTCGAAATGCCTTCGTACTCCGCGTCGGTACAGTCCTCAGCGATCTCCTCCAGGTCGTCCAGCAGGACGTACAGCGCTTGCTCATCGGCCTCCGTCGCGCCGCCGGCGCCGATCTTCGCCTCGATGGCGTCGAGGCTCAGTGCGATCCGCCGGAGCGTTTGCGCGCAAACGGTGGCGGGATCTGCGGCAGGCGGTTCGGTCGCCGGTGCATCGTCTGCCGCAGGCGCCAGCAGCGCGGCGATCCGCGTCAGGTCGTCGGCGAGTTGCGTCCAGGGCTGCACGACATCGGCGGGCGTGTTTTGGTCAAGCGTGGCGTCCATCAGGTCGCTCAGGCGTGTGCGGAGCCGGCACACAATCTCATGGTCGTACGCCTCGATGATGGCCGTCGGCCGACGAGCCAGCATCAGCATCGACGCGGCGTAAGCGCGGAGTGCGTCGAACTCAAGCTTCTCCGGCTCCGACCAAAGCTCGACCGACTCCTCGACCTCGCGCAGCGCCGCGTCGTTGAGCGCGAAGAGCGAGCCGGGTGCGGCTTCCGTTGCGGGCGCTGCGCTGGCGTCCGCGCGCGGCTCCTCAAACGGCGGCATCAAAAAGGCCAGGAGATCATTGTCGTCATGCTCGACCAGGGAGACCAGGTTGTCAGCCAGGGTCTGCACTCCGGCCTCTAACAAACTGCCAGTCTCGCACTCGCGCCAGGTCTGATTATTCCCGGTCATCTGCCAGAGCACCGCTGACAGTGCTCGGCGCTGCGCCGGGTCAAGCCGGTCGAACAGTTCTTCCGCCGCGTGGTAGGCGGCGGCGCGCAACTCTTCTTTGTCGATGTCGAATTGCGCGGGCGCGTGTTTCGGCGCGTTGTAGGACTCCTCCAGAAGCCGCCGGGCCATCGATAGCGCCGCGTGCCAGTCTGGCTCATAGCTATATGCGTGCGGGAGGTTGCTCTTGCCGCTCCAGACGACAAACGCCTGGCGTTCCTCATGCCAGTCAAACGCCATACCCGCCTGATACATCTCTAGGCGCAGCGCTTCGTATGCGGCGGAGGGGGCCGGGTTCATCGCTGGCTCCGGCGCGTAGCGCTCCATGAGCATTTCGCGCAGCGGCGCGTCAGGGATGTCGGCAATGAGGCGCCGTAGCTCGTCGCTGTGCGGATTGGCGTCGGACGCCAGGGCGTGGATGCGGATACAGGCCGCGCGGATGGAACCCCACTGCGCCCGTTGTTCATCCGTGCGCAGGTTCCAGATCATCTCGCGCCGCAGCTTGTCGCTGTGCGGATTGGCGAGCACGGCGCGCAGCGCGCGCGGATTGCCCGTCTCCATCTCGCTCAGCGCGCGCAACACGCCGGCCCAGGTGAGGCGCGCCGGTTCGGGCGCGCCTCGCGTGCCGATGCTGTACGTCACGGTGTCTACGCCGGCGTGGCGTTGCAGGATGCGGTCGTGCGCCGCCAGCGCTTCGGCGATCCATCCGTACGCGGCCATCGTCGGATCGGGGTTGTGCGGATCACCGGTGCGTCCAACGGGACGAGCGCCCAGCACCTCCTGCCTTGCCGTAGCCACGTCGCGCGCCTGGCGATCGCGGCCCTGCTCAGCGGCGATCTGATCCGCCCGCTGAAAAACCTCAGGCACCCGCTCCGGCGCAACACCCTTCACTTGGCGTGCGTGACTCTCGGGCGTGTGGCCAATGGCCGCGCCGAGAAGTTTGTCCACCTGGTTGGCGTCGCGCAGGCGGTACAAGTACCGCAAGTTGGTGTCAGGTATGCGCGCCGATGCCCAGGCGCGAAAGCTCTCCCAGCCCAGCGCCGCCCATCCTTGCGCATCGTCGAAAGCGGCGATCTGCTCGCGCAAGCTGTCGATGCCGGCGAGGATCTTTTGCTCTGCCTCCTCGGCCTCGGCGCGAGTCATCATCACGACGCCTTCGACCGCGGAATCGCCGGCGGGTATCAGTGCAGTGCTCATTTAACTCGCTCCTTCCACAGGCGATCCGCGCCTTCACGCACGGGCCGCCGGTTCCACGCGCGGGCACGGGCCGCGAGAGCGTGCTCCAGCTCGCTGGCCAGCGCATTGAGCTTGTTGCTGACGCCGGCGAGAACGTCTTCAGGATCTTCGTTCGCTTCGAGCGGACGGGCTGCGTCGCGGGCGTAGGCGCGCAACCGTTCGGCGGTGTGCTGGATGGTTTGGTTCAGGTCGTAGTCGTTCACGGAGTAGCCCTTTCTGGTAGGATAGGAGACAGCGGGTTGGTAGCCCTTGCCCGCCGCCCTCGGTCACACACCGACCGGGGGCTTTGTTATGCCATCGATGGGCGCTCTGGGTCATTGGCGAACCAGAGCCCCTGCACATTCTGGAGTTGCTCCGCTTCACGCATATCGGAGAGGAGCCGCCGCGTAGAGCCTTCGGGGCGGTCAAGCAGGGTCGCAATCTGTTTTGCTTGCAGGCCGGGGTTGGCCCGCAATAAGTCAAGCACCTGGCGGCGTTCGGGGGTGAGCACGGCGTCGCGTCCGACCAGGGTCCACTGGCAGAACGCGCCTTCCCAGCGGAGCGTGAGCGGATCGTCGACCTCGATGTCGCGCCCCGACAGGCGCAGGATCGCAACGTCTTTCTCCTGGCTGCTTTTCTCCATGCCGGCCAGGTTGTCGACGCCGCCGGCGAGGCCCAACGTGCCGCTGGCGTCGTCGACCGGATCGCCGGCGGAGAGCTTGCGGGCGTGATGCACCAGCACCATGCTCAGTTTCGGCCAGCGGTGGCAGAAGTCGGTGATCTCCTGGGCGAACTTCTTGTCCGCCTCGTAGGGCTCCAGGTCGCGCGGGCGGGGGCCGCGAATGCCGACGAGGGTGTCGATGATGATCAGGCGCGTCCATGGATGATGCTCCAGGTAATCCTGGAGCATCTCAAGCCCTCCTTCGCCGACGCGCGGCCATTCGGTGGCAAAGTGCAACCCCTTTGGCGGCGGCTCGTTGGGGCTGACTGCGTGCATCCGCTTGTGAATGCGCCGGTCGCCCATTTCGAGGTCGATATAGAGCACATCACCCTGTGCGGCCTGAAAGTGCCCGAACGCCTTCCCGCCGTTGGCGACGGCCATCGCCCAGTTGAGCGCCGTGAAGCTCTTCTTGGTCTTGGGCTTGCCGACGAGGATAAAGGTGCCCGGCGGCAAGATCTGCTCGATCACCCAGGGGATCGGCTCGAATTGTTGGCGATAGAGGAGCGGCGCGGGGAGTACCCGCGATTCCCAGGCGGAACGGGTGATACTGGCGCGCCGGCCGACGTCGGCAACCTGCGCCATCCGTTGAAACGCCTCCGCCGCCTCCAGACGGTTATCGAGCAACGCCGCCTGGATCTCGGCCACGGTCTCGATGGCGCGGCGTTTGGCGCCGGCCTCGGCGACCGCCGCCGCGTAGCTGGCCGCGTGAACAGCGACGGGGCACGCCTCGACCAGTTCGGCGAGATACGCCAACCCCCCGACGTGAGCGAGGGTGCTCATGCGTCGCAGTTCGCTGGTGACCGTGCTCACGTCGGGTGGGATCTGTTTGTCGTACAGGTTGAGGAGCGCCTGGTAGATCAGGGCGTGGCGCTCAGTGCCGAAGTCGGGTTCGGAAACAATTTTGCGCACGACGGCGATGGCGTCGCGCTCAATCAGACACGCGCCGAGGGTGGCGCGTTCGGCGTCGAAATCGTACGGGAGCGAAGGTTCGATGTTGGTCATAGCACACCTTATGATGTGACGCGCGGGTTTTCGCCCGCGCGTCCGATTCCCCCTGAAAGCACAGGCGTGAAGGACATCTCCTTTCACTCGTGCGGCGAACCGGCGCCGGGCGAGCCGTGCTGCATCTCACGGCGCAGTTCGATGAGAAAGCGTTGCACACCCTCGGCGGCCAGCTCGGCGCGCCGGAGAGCAGCCTTTTGCTCTGGAGTGTTCGCCGACCGACGCAGCGCCCGCACCAAGTCGGCCAGGTAATCAGCCTGCGCTGTCGCATTCTCGATCGAGCTTACGGAACGGTACGGGTACCGTGCCATCTTCGTAGACCTTCTCCATGCCGAAAGCCACGGCCGCTTGCAGCCGGCGATGAATCCAATGCGACAGCACGGTTGCGGCGCCGGCGCCGGCGGCCGCTGCAAGCCAGACCACAATCGCTTCTGCGTGCCCGACGCGCGACGCCCACCAGGCCCATGGAACGCCGATGGCGAGCGTGCCGACGGTGTACCGTCCGGCAAGCGACGCGCGGGCACGCCCGTGCTGGTCGTAGCACAGCAGGTGCGCGGCCACGCAGGCCACGCCGGCCACTGCGCCGACAGCGACGCCCTCCTCGATTAATTTGGTCACATCTAATTTGGTCACATCCATGCGATTCCCTTCTACACTGCGAGCGGGGAGGTGCTCATTTCCCGCCCCTCGCCCGCGCTCCGGGCCGTTACCGGAGCGCGGGCATTCAATCATGTTATGCCATCAGGCCCTGGACTGGCCAGGGCGATTGATGGAGTCTGTGTATGCAGTGGAGTGATGCGATTGACGCCTTTGCTCGCCATCGTCGCGGCGAGGGCCAGCGCGCCAGCGGCCTGGCCAAGTACCTGGAGCGCCTAGCGCTCTTCGGGCAGTGGCTCCGCGCGCGTGGCGTCGCCTGGGACGCCGTGACGAGCCTCGACATCGCTGACTACCGTGACCACCGCATGGAGACGTGCCGCACGGCAACGGTACTGAATGACCGCTGCACCCTCGCCGCGTTCTACACCTGGGCGCAGCAGCGGGGTCATATCGACGCGAACCCGTTGGTAGGAGTGCGCGGGCCGACGCGGGTTCGGCCAGCGCCGAAGCCGTTGTCGCGCTGCGAGCTGGCAACGCTCTCGCGTATCCTCAACACGGAACTGGAGACCGACGAAGCGGACTGGCAGCGCCGGCGCAACCGCCTGGCGTGCTACCTCATGTACTATGCCGGCCTGCGCCTAGGCGAAGTGGCCCGGCTGCGCGTGGCCGATGTAGACATTACGAGTGCGACGATCACGATCCGGCGCAGCAAGAGTGACGATCGCAGCGTAGCGATCCACCCGGCGCTGCTCGACGTGCTGGTTTCCTGGCTGGCCGGTCGCAAGCAGACCAGCCCGGTCGTGCCGAGCCGTACCGGCAAACCGATGGACGCCGAAGATCTGGCGAAGATCTTCGAGCGCTGGTTGCCGCGCCACGGCTTGCGCATCACAGCGCATCGCTTGCGCCACACGTTCGCAACGGAGTTCTTGCGAAATGGCGGCAACTTGCGAGTGCTCCAGGATGCGCTTGGGCATAAAAGCTTAGAGACCACGCAGATCTACACGGCGGTGGTCGTCACTGACCAGGCGCCGGCGATTCGCCGTCTACCGACGATGGAGAGCTATCTCCATTCCGCCGATTGAGGCGTACGTCCCTCCGTCCCCACCAGCTAACCCAGGAGGAACGCGGGTGCGTTATGGTACTGAGCGGCACACTGGCCCCAGGCGAGACCCGCGATGCGGCGTGCTGATCAGTTACTGGATTGATGATCAATAGACTCTCCCGGTTTTGCTCGTCGGCGCTCGTGGTCGACGGGACTGACAGGCAGACGCGACAGGGCGGCCAGTCAGGGAGAGGATTTGCCTAGATTGTTAAGGTGCCATCAGGGCAACCTGGCGGGCCTGGCAATACGCCGATTCGTCGGCGGGGACACTGTGGTGCGCTGACTCGCCTGGAAAACTCGCCAGCACATCACAGACAAGAGGGCGTTCGGTCAGGAGGCTAATGCGGCTGCCTGACCGAGCGCCCTCTTGTTATTTGGGTCGTACCCCAACAGATCGCCCACATCGACAAAGCGATTGAGCACCCGGCCATAAAAGCCGCAGAGCTTAATCATTGTGTCGAAGTCCATCCGCGTAATCACGCCGCGCTCAATGCGCGAAAGCGTGGCCTCTGTCACGCCCACAGCGTCCGCTACCTCCTTTTGCTCGACATCGCGCCCGATTTTTTGGGCGTAATCAAGCCGAAGTTGGCGCACCTTGGAGATAATCTTCGCCATAATTCCTGCCTCCTGACTGCTCGCGCGAATTACCATAGCACGTAACCGAAATACTGTCAAGCATCGGCTTGGTTGTTGCCTATTGACATTACAGTTATCACATGCTATAATTACTCTTGAGAGTAACGCAGTGATGCTCAGCAGTAACCACGAACGGAGGCCCACGATGAACACACGCCGCTACCGCCTCAACCGCATCGCCGCCGAGCTGGAGAACGAGAGCCGGGCCGCGCAGGTGCAGGCCGCCGCCGCCGAGCGGGAGCACGCGCTGAGCGTGCGGGTCGCGGTCGGCATCGCCCCCATCGCGCCGGCGGAACTCGCCGGCCTGTTCGGCAGCAATCCGGCGGCGGCCTGGGCGGCACTGGCGGCAATGACGGAGCAGCAGCGGGTGAACATGGCGATTGAGTACGCGGTATGGCTGGAAAGCAACGGCCGCGAGATCCGCTGGGGCGCGATCCTCGACGTCTGGGAGCGCAAGCTGGCGGCGAAGGCGGCGGCAGAGACCGCTGCCCCCACGCCGGAGCAGGTGGCCGGCGCGTGCCGGGCGATGGCGACGGAGTACCGTGAGACGGCGGACGCCCTGGAAGCGCAGGGCAACACCGAAGCCGCGAAGGATCTTCGCAGCGCCGCCCGCGCCGCCGACAAGGCCGCGTTCTACGCCGTCGGCGGGGAGCAGGTCTACCGCTGGATCGGTGACGACCTGCTGGTGCAGAGCGCCAGCGATCGGCGCGTGTACGCCGTCGGCACGATCACCTGCCCGTGTGAGGCCGGGACGCACGGGCGGAACTGCTGGCATATGCAACTCCGCTGCGGGTACGTACGAGCGGAAGAGGGTGTTTGCGCGCACACGTGTGCGCAGACGGCATAAGCGAAGGGCTCAGGAGTGTCCTGAGCCCCAACCCAGCCCGGCGGTGACGATTGGAAGCCGCGCCGCCGGGCTGACAAGGAGAGTATACCCGATGGACACCACGACCCGAACGCCACAGTCCACCGTCGCCCTCACGGGCCTGGTTGTCGCCACGCCGCAGGAGTGGGAGACGCTCGACTACACCGGCAAGGCCGCGTACCTGGCACAGCTCGACCTGATTGGTGTGAAGGCCCAGGCCAGCGTGCTCGCCGCCGCCGGTCGCCGCCCGCTGGTTGACATTCTGCGCGCCTGGGTGCAACTCGGCTACATTGACGCCGAGCGGGCGCAGAGCGTCTACCTTGCACAGCCGTGATCAGTCCCGGCACGAGCCAGGGAGCGCGGGCCAGGACACACCCCGCCCCGATGCGGTCAAGCGGCAACAATGCCCCTGCATAGGCTGAGCCAGGATCGCCGCCGCGATCCCCGTCCTGACACCCGATGGAGCACCAGCAGACCCAGAAGGCCTACCAGACCCAACCGAACCAGACGATCCGGGCGCGGGGACGCCGCGCCCAAGTCCTCCATAACGAGCACAGCATCAGGAGTACGACGCATCATGGCAACCATCATTGAACTCACCATCGGCGGCTACAACGTTTCGTGGGACACCTCTACACCAATCGAGCAGGTGCTCGCCGCCGTGAAGCAGGCCCGCGCCGCCGGTGCAGAGCCGCGCAAGGTCTGGCAGGGCAAGCCCGGCGGCTTTCAGCGCCGCATCACGCCGCCCGCCTGGGATGCCCAGGGTGGCCCGTGCTGCCCGGATCACGGCTCCCCGCTGAAGTTCCGCGACAAGATCGGCAAGTACCTCTGTCAGCACACCGGCGCCGACGGCAAGTTCGATTGCCGCTACGGGCTGACCGAGGCGGAGCTTGCGCCGTTCGCCGCCGAGCGCTTCTTTCAGTGGGCGGCGAAGTACGGCGTGAAGGATCTGGCGACGGCTCGCCAGGCTGGACTGACGATCAGCGAAAGCGCCACGCTGGCGGAATGGCGCGCCGCAGCCAGGGCGCTGGCCGCAGCGAAGAAGACCGCGTGACGACCACAGCAGCAGCCGGGCCGGCGCTGGGCCGGCCCTAACCCTTCACGGAGCAACACCCATGCGACGAATCTTTCACGAAGAGCGCCACGTCGGCGACGATCATTTCACCCAGGTGCACCGAAGCCCGTTCGATAGCGACCTCATTGTTAATCGCGTCATTCGCGGCATTCATGCCATTGGCAGCGCCTACTACGATGCGCGCCATCGCGTTTCGGTCATCGATCTGCGGATTGAAGCGCAGCGCAGCGGGAGCAGTTGGCAACTGGAGACGCGGCGCGTCCTGGCGACGCGCGCGAGCGAGGCGGACGCAATTCGCGAGGCGATTCTCGAGATGGACGCCATGATCGCCGCCGCGCTCGCACAGTGCCGACCCTACGACGACCGCGATGATGCGGTCATCATCGCCGAGGCCGTGGACGCCGGCGATGTGCGCGATCCGGAGTATTACTAGACGTTCGCTGTCGGTGAACTGACCCCCTATGTACAAAGGAGTGTTTCGATGAATCGCACCCCCACGTCCGCCTCGAACCGGCATACGCCGCTCGTCCTGCAACGCCGCACGGCGATTCGCGCAACGTTGGAACGTGATCCGCGCTGGTCGCGGGGCGGGAACTGGAACGAAGAGCTGCTGAGCGGCTCACACGAGTTCGGCGGCGTGTGGCGCATTCGCCACGGCGCGCGCGTCGCCGATGTGACGGTCGAGCGGCTGGTGACCGAGACCGGGCCGCAGATCGCCGTCGGGTCGATCACGATCTATCAGTGGCAGGTCGGCCCGCTCGATCACCGCAGCACTGGCGCGCTGTTTGTTGACCTGAACCCGGCGATCGAGTCGATCATCGCGGATAGTCACGCGATGACGATCGGCATCTGGTTCATCGGTGAGCGACTCCCACAGTTGCGCGGAGTTGTGCACGCCGGGCGAATCTTCTGGCAGCGGATGTAACGACGACAGCGGCCGTCAAGGCAGGGCGGGCCTGTGGATGTGCCTCCGGCCCGCGACGCACCGGGCGGCGGGCGCGCTCTGCCCTGACGGCCGACAGTACAAGCAGACAAGAGGAGAATGAATATGGCTCAGGAACAGCAGGAAGGCATCGTGCTCGGCACGATCTCCCGGAGCCGACGGTGACGTGGAACGGCAGCGCGCCGCGACCGATCGCGGGCGACGAGGTCAACGCCTTCGGTGCCGGGTGGCTGATGCCAAGCTCGCCGAATAGCCGTGTGGCCAATGGCCACACCAGACAGGAGGTTCGATGGCCGCCCGACGACGATGAGGTTCCGTTCTGATCGGGGTGATCGCCTGGTGATCGCCTGAGGCGATCGGCCTTCTTCCGCATTGCAACGCCGCATACATTCAACCTGATCGCCTGATCGCCATGATCGGCAGCTTTACTAGGTCGTAAACCAGGCGATCATGCCGATCAGGCGATCACCTCCGCGCCTTTCACGCACGAGAATGCCGGAAACCAGCGATCGGGGCATGCCGATCACCAGGCGATCAGGGCGATCGCTAGGCCGATCGGTACACGTGCTGCTGACCCGGTCGGCGCGGTGGCAGCGGTACCGACGCGGGGGATGGCTGGGGTGTTGAATGGTAGACTGCAGGTGATCTAACCGCCATTAGATCACCTACCCCTGCGAGACCTCCGCATGTCTACCGACCCCCTTGCGCCACCCCCGCCGGCGCCGCCCGTTGATCTCCTTATCCACGCCTGGCTCGACGAAGCGCGCGGCCAGAGCGGCAGCGCTCGCACCGAGCGCGCCTACCGCGACGGCCTTGGCGCGTTCCGCGCGCACCTGCTCGCCGTCGGCCACGATCTCTTCAGCCCGCCCGACCTGGTTGCGCTCGCCGCCCAGGGGCACGCCGGGCGCGGCAACCCGGCGCCGGCGACGTTTAACCAGCGCTTGGCCATCCTCAGCTCCTTCTACCGCTATACGTTGCGCCAGGGCGCAGCCACGGTCAACCCGATTGATCGCGTGCGCCGGCGCACGGTGCAAGCCTTCGCCGCTTCGAAGGCGCTCGACCGCGACGAGGTGCGCCGGCGTATGCAGGCGATCGACCGCGGCACGCTGGCCGGCCAGCGGGATTACTGCCTGCTCGCCGTCGCGCTCCAGACCGGGCGGCGCGTTGCCGAGCTGGCAGCGCTGCGGTGGGGCGATCTGCAGATCGCCGGCGACGGGGTCACGGTGATCTGGCGGCGCACAAAGGGCGGCAAAGAGTTGCGCGACGTCCTGCCGACGGCGCTGGCGCGGACGCTGGCAGCCTACCTGCGTGCGGCCTACGGCGACCAGGTGCGGACGCTGGCGGCCGACGCGGCCATCTGGCGCGCGGCGTCCGGCGGCGCGCTGGGTACCGAGGCGATCCGGCGCATCTGCCAGAAGCATTTGGGCACAACCCGTGTTCACGCCCTGCGCCACACGTTTGCGCACACGATGGAGGCGACCGGCGCCACGCTCTCCGAGATCCAGGCGCGGCTCGGGCATAGCAACGCCGCCACGACGGGGTTGTACGTGGCGGCGCTCAAGCGGGCCGAAAACCCGCACGCAGACGATCTTGCGCGGTTGCTGGGAATCGACTAGCGGAGGCCGGGCCGACTACGGCAGAAACCCGCCGTGCTTGGTCGCACGGCGGGTTTCTCGAAATTGAGGTATTGACACTGTTCATTATTCGTGTATAATGAACAGTGTAAGCGACAGGTAATCACACGAAAGGAGCAAGACGATGAATCGTGCGGCGAAGGAACTGTGTGTGAAGTACGCACGGCGTATGGCGGCGATCTATCGCCGCGACATCGAGGGCGACGAGCGCAAGATTGAGCGCGCCGCGTCAGAGGCGTTCCGTGAAGCGCTGCTCTCGTATGGAGCATTTCACGGCATGGACAAAATCACCGGTGCACGTGACTACTTTGAGACCGTGTTCATCAATCAGTTCGCCTACGGTGGTGCATACGATCCGGACGGGTCTTACCGCCGGCAGGTGGAGGAGTCGTTCTGGTGATGGCACGCCCGCACAACCCCCGCGGCAACACCTCCCCCCGGCGCTACACCGGGGGGAGGCCGCGCACGAAGTTGCGTATCCACATCGACAAAGAGTCGATGCGCACGCTGAAGCTGCTGGCGAACGCCAGCGGCACCACATCCGAAGAGCGCGCTGCCGTGCTGCTCACCAACGCCATTGAGCAGGCATGGCGGTCGTATGACGCGAAGATTTTGCAGTGTGATTAACGATCTCCGCACCCTGCTCCGCCCGCTCCTGATGCGCCGGCTCTCGCCGGCGGAACGCCGGGCGCTGGCCGCCGCGCTGCGCCAGCTGGCGGACGAGCAGGAGCGTCTGGCCGGCGCCGACGAGACGCACGGCGCGACGCTGCGCCGGGCACAGCTGGATGCCGCCCAGCGCACGGGCGGGCGTCCTCGGGGCACCGGTGCGCGGTACGTGCGCTGGGAACCCGCGCGCAGCGACCGCAGCGGGCGCCTGTACATCGGGCGAGCGCTGTGGCAGGAACTGGGCGAGCCGGCTCGCCTGAACGTGCAGCGCTTGGGCGACGAACTGCACATCCGGCCCTGCTTGCCAGGCGAGGGCTGGGCCGTCACGCAGCCGACCGGCGGCATGCCGTGGCTGACGATCGGCGACGAGTCGGCCACGATTCTGCGGCTCATCGAAGGCCGGCACCAAGCCGAGATCCGCGCCGGGGCGATTGTGGTAGACACGGAAAAACGATCGTCTTAGCGGAGGCTCGGTTCGTGGCGCTCGTCGAGCGTGATCTCCGGCAGCGCGGCGAGGGCGTCGAGCTCGGCCAGGATTGCCTCCTGGTCGAGCGCCGCACCAACCTCCCGTTGCGCCTTGAGCAACAGGTCGAGGCGCAGGCACACCGCGCCGTAGGCTCGCGTCAGATTGCGCACAGCCTCGGTGTTTGCGCGCAGGGCGGCCGACATCTCGCGCAGGATGTTCACCGTCTGCTCAGCCTCCAGTCGGCGCTGCTCGCGCATCTCAGCCTGTTGCTTCACCGCGACGGCCTGCGCCTGGAGAATGTTGGCGAGCGCGGCCCGGATCTCACTCCCCGCGCGCCCGCCGGCCACACGTTCCTTCTGCTCATCTCCCGCTTGCATCCCCGCTCCCTTTCCCGTTAACCTTGACGACGCGGCTACGTATTCCGCATCACAATGCAGTATACCGCGCCGAAGGTGTGAATGTCATGTTCTTCTGGTTGTGAACGGTTCACAAACATGCCTACCTGCTATCGGTACCGCGCGGCTATAGGCGTGCAACGCGCGGGCGTGCTATGCTTGCAATAACTGAACCGTAGCGAGCTACCGCGCGGCCAGGCTGAGCATTTCCCGCTCACCTGCGTCGCGCGTTTTCGATCCATCCCGGCAAGGAATGTTGATGACTGTCGCTGATGCCGTCGCTGATCTGCTCCGTTTCCAAAGCGGTCGCGCCGTGTTCGTCGTCGGCTTGGAAGGTACGCTCGCGCACCAGGAGACCGTGGTCACGGTCGAGCGGCAGCGCACGGAGAGCGAAGAAGCGTTCCTCGATCGCCTCGCTCGCGCGTGCCGGCCAGGGGACAGCCTGGAGTTGCTCAACAACGGCGGGAAAGCCGCCGTCGCTCGGCTCATTCGTCGCCCGTAACGTCCACGCTGTAGCGTGCTCCCGCGCAGCCGTCCGCACACAACCGGCCAGAAGGCCCAGGGCGCAGCTACGGCGGCAGCGGTTGATCTTCCCTCTGGTGGCTCCCCATGCCCGTCGGCGCCGCGCCACCCACGCGCCGACGGGCTAACCCCCTCTATGCACGATCTGCTGCGCGCCATCATCGCTATCGACCTCACGCCGCGCCTGGCCACGCTGCCCCGCAAGCCGGGCTACACGACGCCGGCGTTGCGCGGCGTTGAGAACGGCATCACGCTGCACTACGGCGGCCACGATGCGACGACCAACCGCTCGCGTGCGACTGAGATCGAGCGCCTCGTCAGCTACGCAAAGCATCACCTGCAGCTCGTCTGGGACCACGACAAAGACGGCCGCCCGATTTACGGCGACAGCATCATGTACGACCTCGCCGTCCTCTCCGACGGCGCGATCGTGCTCTTGCGCCCGGATCGGCGGAAGCTCTGGCACTGCGGGAACAAGGACGGCAACGCCACCAGCTGGGCGGTCATCGTCCCGCTCGGTGTCGGCCAGGATCTGACCGAACCGCAGCGGACGAGCCTCTTCCGTCTCTTCGACGTGCTGCGCCAGATCTCCGGCATCGCCCGGCGCAACGTCGTCGGCCACAACGAGTGGCCGCGCACCAGTGGCGCGGCGATACCGCAGACGAGCTACCGAGTCGTGAAGCCGCAATCAGCGTGCCCTGGCCCGGTGCTGCATAGACATCTCGTGGCGTACCGCGCCCAGGGTGACGCCGTCCTGCCGTTGCCTGGCGAGGCGATCCCGCTGCCGCCATTCCCCGCCCTCGATCTCCCTGACTACGACGCCGCCAGTCCGCTGCTCGGCCCACCGCGCGGCACGGTCGAGCAGGCGATCGCCTTTATCACCGCGCGCGCCACGCAATACGACGCGCCAAGCGTCCGGCTCATCGTCAACGCCTACGCGAGCATCGGCACCGAAGCCGGCGTCGATTGGTTTCTGGCGCTCGCGCAGATGGCGCACGAGACCGGCGCGCTGACCTCCTGGTGGTGTGCGCGGCCCCGCCGCAACCCCGCCGGCCTGGGCGTAACGGGGGCAACCCGGCCCGGCCCGGCAGATCCGAAGGATCGCCCCGGCCCTGCGCCCGGCTCGGCCTGGATCTATGACACCGATCGCAACCTCTGGCTTGAGGGTCTGGTGTTTGCAAGTTGGGTCGAGCACGCAATCCCCGCGCACCTGGGCCGGCTCATCGCCTACGCCCGGCGTGACGAGGATCTGCAGCCCGGCCCGGCCTGGCCGGAGGCCATCAACCGCCAGCGCCGTATTCAACAGCGCCTGGCGGATTACGCGCTGCAGCTGCGGCCGCTGCCGGCCCACTTCCGGGGCGTGGCGCCCGTTGTCGGCGAACTCAATGCGCGATGGGCCTATCCCGGCCCCGACTACGGCACGGTCAAAATCCCGGCGATGGCCAACGCAATGCGGAGGATGAAGGTATGAGCGCCATGCGCGACGTGGACACGCCTGATCGCGTGCGCCTCGACACCCTAACCCAGCGCTTCGATGCGCTACGCGGGGCGCTCTCCACGCTCTCCGACCGCGTAACCGATCTGCATGATCGGATTACCGACGAGCAACGCGCCCGGCGCGCACTGGAGGAGACATGTCGGGTCTACGATGCGCGCCTGGCCGATATGCAAGTCGCCATCGAGCACGTGCAGCGACGGTGCAGCTCGGGCCAGTTCTGCGCGCTGTGCGATGCCCGAATTGTGGCTGGTATCAGCACGCTGCCATGTGGCGCGAGCGCGGAGAGCACTGGCTCTGCTGCCTCGTCTGCGGCATCACCGCCTGGCGGTTGACATGAGTGCCGCGATGCACTTCGGCGACGGCACCAGCGCCGGCGATCTGAGCGCCGAGAACGTCGCCGGCCGCGATGTCTATCAAGGCGTGCCGGCAGATCAGGTAATGAGCCTCCTGGCGCGCTATTTGGACAAGGAGCCGCAGCGGGCGCGCCTGGAGGCGGCGGAACGCAAGGCGGATCACCAGGAGATCATGACCAGTATCACCCGCAGCGTTATGCCGGCCCTCCAATGGATCGTGGTCGCGCTCGGCATTCAGGCGGTCATCCTCTTTTTTACGTTGTTGGTGTTGCTTCTGCTGGCCGTGCCGCGCCTGAGCACGGCGCATTCTGGTTTCGACGGATTCCGACGCGAGGCGACGATGGGCCGACCGAGCAGTATCGACGCCGAGAAGGCACAAGCGCTCATTGCCGCGTACGCACGCACCAAAAGCGTTGCTGGCGCTGCGCGCGAAGTAGGAGTCACCGAATCGGCGGCGCGGCGCTTTTTCGACGGCTTACCGGCGGATATCGCCGCAACGCCGGCCGTCGTCGAGACGGTTGCCGCCTCACTCCAGGAGCCGTTCGCGGCGCTGCAAGCGAACTTCGAACGGCTCCAGCGCCTGTGTGATGTCGCCCAGGCCGCGAACACGCCACGTGAAATTCAGGCGTATACCGGCGTCATCAAGGAGATCCGCGAGCACGTCGAGGCGGCGACGCGCCTGGCGTCGCTCATCGTCAGCACGGAGGAACAGCGCCGCTTCCAACAGGCCGTGATTGACGCCATTGGCGAGGCGGACGATGCCACCAAGCGCCGTATCATCAACATCCTCCGCGAACGCCGATCCGTGGGCCTCGCTTTGCTCCGCACTGGATGAGCACTTTCCCGAGGAAGCCGATGTTCTTTCATTCCGCGAGTTCATTGCACTGGTTAATCCGCGCTATCAGTTCTACCGCCACTGCGATGAGCTTATTGGCGTGCTCCAGCGCGTGGCCGACGACGAATTACGTCGAGTCCTGCTTGCCGTTCCGCCGCGCCATTCGAAAAGCGAGACCGTCTCGCGCCTCTTCAGTGCCTACTATCTCTATCGGCACCCTGATCGTTGGGTGGCTATCACCAGCTACGGCGCCGATCTCGCGTACACGCTCAGCCGGGCCGCGCGCGAAAACTACACCCGTGGCGGCGGCGGCCTCCACCGCGCCGCAAGCGCCGTTAAGCACTGGCAAACGCGGCACGGCGGCGGCCTCTGGGCCGGCGGCGTGGGCGGGCCGGCGACCGGGAAGGGCTTCCACCTCGGCATCATCGACGACCCGATCAAGGACGCCGCGCAGGCTGCTTCGGGCGTTATGCGCGCTCGCCAGGAAGACTGGTTCGGGAGCGTCTTCAGCACTCGCGAAGAACCCGGCGGCGCAATCATTATTCTCCAGACCCGCTGGCACGAAGCCGATCTCACCGGCTATGTGCTGGAGCTGGAGCGCGACGAGCCGGAAGGCTGGTACATCGTCAACCTTCCCGCGATCGCTGAGCCTGACGATGCACCGACGTACCCCGAAACCTGCACCGTCCACCCTGACTGGCGCGCACCTGGTGAGGCGCTCTGTCCTGAGCGCTACCCGCTGGAGCGGCTTCAGAAGCTGGAGCGGCGCATCGGCGAATACTTCTTTGGCGCGCTGTTTCAGCAGCGCCCGCGGCCGCGTGATGGCGGCATGTTCAAGCGTGGCGTGGAGATTGTGCATGCCACCCCAAGCGGTGTCGTTCGTGTCCGCTACTGGGACAAGGCCGGCGCTCGACCTGGGAAAGGTGACTACACGGTGGGCGTGCTGATGGCGTACCACGCGCCAACCACGACCTGGTACGTTGAGGATGTGGTACGCGGCCAGTGGAGCGCCGATGAGCGCAACCAGGTCATTCGCCAAACGGCCGAGCTCGACCAGCAGCAGTACGGCCACGTACGGATTGTTGTCGAGCAGCCGCCCGGCCTGGCCAAGGAGGCCACCGACGCGGTGATCAAAGTCCTCAAGGGGTTCGCCGCGTTCGGCAACCCGGTGAAGGGCGACAAGGTCGAACGGGCGGAACCGTTCGCCGCCCAGTGGCAAGCCGGCAACGTGAAGCTCCGCAGCGGGGCGTGGAATAAAGCTTTCATTGACGAACTCGCCGCCTTCCCGACGGCGAAAAACGACGACCAGGTCGATGCCGGCAGCGGCGCCTTCCACGAACTGAACAAGCCCGAGAAGAAGGCCGAGAGCAAGGATATTCAGGGCCTATGGCAACGCAAGCGCTAATCGCCACAACCAGCCTCGATTACGCCGCCGGAACGGTCGCCATGGTGCGCGCCGGCAGTGTGTTCGACACGGTGGCCGAACTGAAGCCGTACCGCGAGCCGTGGCTCCAGCGCTGCGCGCGGTATCAGATCCTGCGCGCCTACTACGCCGGACGCGTCTATGACCAGCACCCCGAACTGGTGAAAGCGCTGAAGCTCTACAGCGGCATTCGGCAAATATTCGGCCCGCTGCGCCGGGCGGTGCGCGTCGACGTGGCCAAGGTGCCCGGGGACTGGTCGATCGACCCTGGCAACGAGGACGGAGATCGTCCTGCCGTGCCGCGCGCCGTGGCCGACGCCGTCAGGCAGGTGCGTGCCTGGTCAAAGCATCGCGCGAGCTACACGCGCGCCGTGATGCACGGCGCGGTCGCCGGCGAGTTCGGCTTACTGGTGGTTGATGACTGGCGTGCGCGCACGGTGCAGATCGTGCCGCTCCGGCCCGACGAGGTGGTGCTCGGTACGTTCGGCGACGGCACGCCGTTCGGCCTGGTGATCAAGACCGGCCTGGTCGATCGGCAAGGCGTCTATGAGTATGCGCAGCTGATCACACCACGCACCATCAGCACCTACCGCAACGGCACACAGCACGATTACGACGGCGGCGGCGCAGAGCGCTCAAACCTGCTTGGGTTCGTGCCGCTGCTGCTCAGTCCCTATATCGCCGGCGAGGACGGGGTCGGTGAGAACGCTTTTGCTGGCGCGCAGGAACTGCTTGACCGCGTGAACGACGCGGCCAGCCAGGCGCTCGATGTGATCCAGCGCAACGCGGAGCCACTCACCGTGTTCAGCGGTGTGAGCGAGGTCGACTTCAACCCGGAGCACAACGCCGTGGTACTGAACGACGCCGCCGCGAAAGCCTACACGGTGGCGCCGAACCTGGTCATTGACCACGCGCTGCAGCTGATCGACAAAGTGCTGAGCGAGTTCAAAAACATCCTCCCGCAACTGCTTTTTGACCAGTTGATAAGCCGCAACGATCTCGCCTACGACACCGTGATTACGCTCCTCAGTGAGCTGATCGACCACGTGCAGGATGCGCGCACGCACGTGGATATGGCGATTGAGACCGCCGAGCGCTGGGCGCTGCTGGCCGGCCAGGCGATGGGCGTGTTCCCCGCGTCCCTCGACCCGGCCCTGCACCAACTCGATCCCGATCGACCGGTCATCAAACCGCCGCCATCGCAACGCCTTGCGCTTGAGGCGCAGCGCGTGGGCGTGGCGGGCGCGCAGCGGGCGTTGACCGCTCCAGACGAGCGGCCACGCGCCCCGCTCGACGACGACGATGACGACGATGACGCGCCCCGGGCGGGCGTAGCGGAGGACTGAGATGCAACGAGGATGGCTGTACGGCCTGGAGCTGTACCACACACCCGACGACGGCACGCAGGCCGGCGGGACGGCCCCGGAGGTCGAGACGGCGCCGGACGCGACCGAGACGAGCGAGACTGCCAAGACGGCGCCGGCGGAAAAGGCCGAGACGCCTGCCGACACTCCCGACGCTCCCGACAGCGCCGAGGATGACGAGGATGAGCCGGAGTTGAGTGCCGAGGAGTGGCAGGCCGAAGCAAGCCGCGCCCGCAAGCAGGCTGCCAACTACCGCACGAAGCTGCGCACGGCGGAGGCGCAGATCGCCACGCTCCAGCAGCAGCTCAGCGCCGCCCAAAGCGCCCCGGCGACCGACCCGGCCCAGGCGGCCGAAACCCGCGCCCAGGCCGCCGAACGCCGTGCACTGATTGCCGAGAGTGCGGCGGAGGCCGGCGTACCCGCGCCCGTGTTGCGCGCGTTCAGCGAACTGCAGGCGGCCACCGACGCCGACGCCGTGAGCGCCGCACTCGGCAAGATCAAGGGCTTCCTCGCGCCGGCCAGCGCCGGCACCAGCCGGCCGCCCGAAGGCGCCAGCACGCCGCCGACGCTGGACCAGCAGATCGCCGAAGCGGAGCGGAGCGGCAACGCCCGCGCCGCGATTGCGCTGAAGGCCCAGAAGCTCGCCGGCAGCTAGGCGCCGGCGCAGCAATCCACCCGAAACCTACCGACAAGGACACCTGACCATGCCTACCGTTACCGGCTTGGGGTTGACGTTCAACCTCCCCAACTACACCGGCGAGATCCTGACGATCACGCCCAGCGACACGCCGTTCCTGAGCGCCATCGGCGGCCTCAACGAACAGGGCGAAGTGGTTGCCTCGACTGAGTTCGAAGGCCAGACCCAGGATCTGGGCGAGCCCGGGCAGCCCGACGGCATTCTGGAGGGCGCTGATGCGCCGGCGCTGGAAAACCGCTCGCGCCAGAATTGGACGAACGTCGTCCAGATTTTCCACTACGCCTTCGGCATCTCGTACACCCGCCAGGCGGCTACGCAGCAACTGAGCGGCCTGGCCAATGGTCGGACGAACCCGGTTGCCGACGAGCTGAGCTACCAGAGCAACCTAAAATTAACCGAGGCCGCGCGCGACATAAATCACACGTTCATTAACGGCGTCTACCAGAAGCCGAGCGACAACACGACCGGGCGCAAGACCCGCGGGCTGTATGCGGCCATCACCACGAACGCGCTGAGCAATCTCGACGTTGCCCAGACCGCTGTGGCAGCCGCCGTTGCGACCGACCTGTTTACCAAAAACGGGCACGGCTACGTCAGCGGCGACCAGGTGCGCGTGAGCGCTGTGGCCACCGTGGGCGGCATCACCGCGGGCGTCTACTGGGTGGTCAATCACACAGTGAACACCTTCCAGCTCAGCCTGACGCGCGGGGGCGCGCCGATTGACCTGACCGGTTCGGACGGCACGGTCACGACACAGAAGTTGCTGCCGCTGACCGAAGTGCGCGTTCTCGATCTGATGCAGCTCGTGTGGGAAACGCACGGCATCAACAGCGCCGCAGAGCCGACGCTGATGGTCAACGCCGGTCTCAAGCGCGCGCTGACCAAGCTGTTCATCACCGATAAGAACTATCAGGAGATGAGCCGCAACGTCGCCGGCGTGAACGTCACGCAGATCGAGACCGACTTCGGTCGGATTAACCTGATGCTGGAGCGCGCAAATCCGCGCAACAGTCTGGCCTTCGTGCATCTCGGCCTGTGCAAGCCTGCCTACCTGCCGATCCCCGAGAAGGGCTTCCTCTTCGTCGAAGAACTGGCGCGCACCGGCGCGAAGCGTCCATTCCAGCTTTACGGCGAGGTCGGGTTCTGGCACGGGCCAGAGCAGGCCCACGCCAAGATCACCGATGTGGGCTTCGTCGCCGGCGCGTAGGAGGAACCGATGAGCGCAAGCGATCTGGCCGCGCGCCTGGCGCGAGATCTCGGCAGTCTGGCCAGCGATGCCGGCTGGAGCGTCGAGGCGACCAGCGGACAACCGCAGGGCCACTACACCGACGCCATCGCGGACGCAATGGATGGTATCGGTGTCGACGACCTGGCTGAGGCGACGCCGGCGCACCTGCGGCGTGTGCGTCAGGCGGCGCTGCTGACGTGCCTGGAGCGTCTGGAGCTGTACTACGCCACGCTGACCGACATCAGAGTTGGTCAGCGCGACGAGAAACTCAGCCAGATCGCGAGCGCCATCGGACGCATTCGGGAGGCGGCGCACCTTGCCGGCACCAGCGTGGCAAAAGGCGTTCGCTTGCGCCGTGGGCCGGCGGTCGATTACACCGCGGGGGAGGGCGACGATGCCTGACATCAGCGGCGCACTCGACCATATCCGCGCGCTCACCGCGCTGGAGGCGGCGCTGGAGTCGCGGCTCCGGCGCAGCTACGACGACTGGCGCCGCGAACTCCAGGACATCGCGCAACGCGGCGGCGCGGCGAGCATCCGCGAGACGCTGCCGCTCAGCCTGGCCGCGGTGCAGGCGACCGCCAGTCGTGATCTGGCCGCCGCTGGTGACCAGGTGCTGCGCGCGGTGGTCGCCGCTGCAATCGACGATGCCGCACGCATGGCCGATGTCGGCGTGCCGCTGCCGATCGGGCCGGCCATTGCCGCCAGCGAGCCGGCCCGGCTCCGGTTGCTCCAGAGCGAGACCGAGCGCGCGCTCGCCTGGCTCACCGGTACGGGCGGCCAAATCCTGGCCGAGGCGACCCGGTTAGAGCTCACCGGCGCCGAGCCCGCCCTCGTGGCTGCGCGGCTCTTTGCGCCAGATCTCGGCGATGGACGGGTAAGTTTGTGGCGGGGCGGCCTGGGCGGCCTGGGCCTCGCAACGAGCGACTTCGTTTTCGGCCTCGACGGGGTGGGGCGCGGCGCCATCTATGCGGCGGCGGAAGAGCGGAGCGGCATCGTCTACCAGAAGCAGGCGATTGCCGCGATCGACCAGCGCACCACGCGCTGTTGCCTGCGCGTGCATGGCCAGATCCAACCACTCGATCGTCCGTTCGAGTTGACCGGCACGCCGCGCTACGCCGACAGAATGATGCAGCCGCCGTTTCACTGGCGCTGTCGGACGGTGTTCGCGCTGTATCATCCAACAATGGAGGCGGTTGGCGTGACAACCGAGTCACTCCGCGCCGCCGCTCGACGGGAGGCGAGCCGCCGATGAGCGCCAGTTTCCGCCGCATAGCCACGGTGCCATTCACGACGAAGCGCCCGCCGGCCTCGGTTGCCGGGAAACGCGCCGTGCCTGCGCCGTACCTCACCAGCGCCACGCTGCGCTGTACGCCGCTCGACCCCGCCGATCCGGGCGGTAAAGGCGAAATCCTGGAGCGCCTGATTACCGAGAGTACCGTCCAACTCCTGGAGACCTACGCCGACGGCGCGCTCGATATGCGTCTTGGCGACATCCTGGTGGTGGACGGACGCGACTACCCGATTCGCGGCGTCGGCGCGTGGGTCTGGCGCGGGAGTCGCTTCCACGCGCTGATTGTGGAGGATCTCCAGCGATGAGCACGATCGAGGGACTACAAGAGGCTCAGGCCGCCTGCCTCCTGGCGCTCGCCGCAATGCGGCCCGACGGCGCCCTCGGCCGCTCGGTGCAGTTCGGCCTGGCGGCGGCGAGCCGCTACGCCATTGCCAACACGCCGGTCAAAAGCGGCGCCTGGCGCGGAAGCCACCGCGTGAAGCAGTCGGGGTTGAGGGGTGAGCTCTTCCTCGACCCGTCGGCGCGCAATCCGCGCGGCGGACGCCCGGCCGTGTACGGGGCACGATGGGAAACGGAGAAGGGCGGGCGATATGCGGTGTACAAAAACACCTACCAGCAGCAGAACGCCATCGCCCAGGCCGCCGCCACGGCGCTGATCGAGGAGTTGCCGTGAACCGCAAAGCCGTTCGCGCCGCCATTGCGGCTCTGCTTACCGCCGGCGTCCCCGCCGCACAGCAGATCTATGACCACCAGGCCGACGATTTCGACGGTCAGAGTCCGGTCATTTGCATCACGTCGGCATCATCGCTGCGTGAGCGCCTGACGATGAGCGGCAGTCGCGCCACGCTGGTGGTCGATGTGCATACGTTCGTCCTCTACCGCGATGTCGCCGCCGGGTGGACACCGGCCAACGCCGAGAATGCGCTCGACGACCTGGAGGCGCAGATCGGCGCGGTGCTGCTCGCGAACACCCGCCACACGGCGTGGAAGATGCTCGCCTATGACGACCGTTCAGAAGCGCGCGATCTGGCGCTGATTGGCGGGACTGCCTATCTCCACGAGGTGATCCCCGTGGCCGTCCATCTGTTTTAGTGTGTGGCCAATGGCCACAAGGAGACTCGCATGGCTCAAACCACAACCGCCGTTTCCGGCATCGATTGCCTCATTGAAATTGCCGCCGTCCTGGATGACCCGGAAGACATGACATGGGTCAACATCAGCGGCAGTGCGAATGCGATCGAGCCGCAGCCGCAATCGCGGCAGACCGGTACCATGCACACCCTCGATGGCCGGAAGGCCATTGTTAAAAGTGGTAAGCTCGAAGCGATGGATATTGAGGTGAAGATCCTTTTCACCTCGTCCAGCGACGAGGCATTCCAGACCGTCCTGGGGTTCTGGGAAGACGACACCGAGGTGCAGGTACGCTGGTCGCCGCAGGGCGGCGCGCCCGGCGATTTGCGCTACACGTGTGACCCGGCGCCGATCTCGGAGTTCCAGTATCCGCGCGGCATCTCGAACGACCCCACGCCCGTACCGAGCATGTTCAAGGTGCTTACGCCGGGCGTCACCGAAGACGTGATCCCGCCCCCGTAGGCGCTGAGTGCCGAGGAGTGCGGGGGCTCGCCTCGCCCACTTGGCGCACCACCATATAGACGGTGACCCGTTAGCACGAAAGGAGCCCCTCATGGCTACACGTCAAAAAGGCCGCGCCGCCCCCGACGAGCTCGCCGAGCCGTTGCTGGAGATTGCTGTCGACGACTCGAAGATGTTCGCCAGCGACTTGCGCTTCCTCAGTCGCGCCCGGCGCGGCGAGGTCACGGACGAGGAGTCGCTCGACTTCTTTGCCCGCGTCCTGGTTGGCGGCGAGGAAACACTCGCCCGCGTCCCGATCAATCAGTTGCACAAAATCTGGGCCGCGATCTTCGCCATCGCCTATGGCAAGCCCAGCGAGGACACTGACCCAAAAGCCTAACCTGGCGGCTGTGGCAACATCTGTGGACCAACGGACCACAGCCACCAGAATATTTGGAGCTGCTCCTGTGTCGCGACGTGTATCACTGCACGCCGCAGGAGTTAGCTCAGATTCCCATTACGACGGTCCGCGACCATCTGGCCTGCCTCAACATTGAGGCCCAGGCCCGTGCGCTGAAATACCCTCCGCGTCGGCGCCGCTAACCCCCCTCATGCGCACCGACGCGGCTCCAGCACCGACGGAGCCGCGTGGCTACCTATACGATTAAATTAGTTGTCGCCGGCCAGGACGACGCCTCACCGAGCGTCCGCAAGGCGTCGGACGCGCTCACCGGCCTGGGGAAGGCCGCAAAGGAGAGCGCGTCCGGCGTCGTCGCCGGCGAGCAGGTGATGGTTGGCGCGCTGCGGCGCGTCGGCGAAATTGCGACGAACGCCGTCGGCTCCGCCGTGCAGGCGCTCGGCGCGTTTGCCGTGTCCAGTGTGACGACAGCCGCGGCCTTTGAGCAGGGCATGGCGAACGTTGGTGCGATCTCGGGCGCCACCGATGCGCAACTCGCCACGCTGACCGCGACGGCGCGCGAGTTGGGCGCGACGACGAGTTTCAGCGCCAGCCAGGCCGCCGAGGGCATGAAGTTCCTGGGCATGGCCGGCTTCGACACAAATGAGATTGTCGCCGCCATGCCGGGCCTGCTCGACGCCGCCGCCGCGTCGGGCACGGATCTCGGGCGGACGGCAGACATCGTCTCAAACATCCTGAGTGGCTTCAACATTCAGGCGAGCGAAGCCGGGCGGGTCGCTGACGTGATGACGGCCGCTGCGACCCGCGCGAACACCGACTTCGGCCAACTCGGCGAGGCGATGAAATACGTCGCGCCGGTCGCAGCCGCGATGGGCGTCAGCCTCGAAGATGCGACCGCTGCCGTCGCCAAGATGAGTGATGCCGGCATCCAAGGATCGATGGCCGGCACGGCGCTGCGCGGCGCGATGATCCGCCTGGCGGCGCCGACGGAGGGCGCGGCCAAGGCGATGGCGAAGCTCGGACTCGACCTCTTCACCACGGAGGGGGCGCTCAAGCCGCTGCCGCAAATCATTGGCGAGTTCGAGCGCGGCATGGAGGGCATGACTGCGCAACAGCAGGCCAATGCGCTCCAGACCATCATCGGCACCGAGGCGATGGCCGGCTTTGTCGCGCTGATGAACGTCGGCGAAGAAGAACTCGCCAGTTTCAGCGCCGGCCTGTCCAACAGCGGCGGCATTGCCAAAGAGGTCGCCGAGAAACAGCTCGCCACCTTCGAAGGCCGGGTCAAGATTATGCAGTCCGCTCTCGAAGGACTGCAGATCACGATCGGCTCTGCCGTGCTGCCGGTGCTGTCGGCGCTGGCGGAGGCGGCGACGACGGCGATCGGTGCGCTCGACAGCGGCGTGCAGCTGGTGCTTGCGCACAGCGAGACCATCCAGGCGCTCGCCGTGCCGGCGCTCATCGGACTCGGCGCAGCCACGCTGGCCTACGCGGCGACGCAGCTCCCGGTGATGATTGCGGCGCTTTCCACCGCAACGACGGGCTTGCTCGCCAAGGCCGCTGCCGCTGCCGCCGCGGTTGCTCCGTTTGCACTGCTTGCCGCCGGGGTGGCAGCAGCGGCGTTTGTCGTCAACGACTTCAACGACAAGGTACAGACGGCGACGCAGAGCCTGCTGGAAGGCCACGAGTGGTGGAACGCCAGCACCGCGGCGCTCGACGCCTACAATGCCAGTCAACTGAAGACAAACACCGCCGTTGCCGCCGCTGCTGGCACGGTGGATCAGTTGCGGTCGATGATCGAGAGCGAGGTGGAGAGTCTCGGTCGGCGCGCCGCTGCCGGGATGGTGAGCGACGCGCAGATGGAGCAGGAGATCGCGCGGATCAACCAGATGCGCGACTCGCTCCAGGTTGCCACCGCGAATCTCGACAGCTTGACCCAGGCCGCGCTGGCCGAAGCGGCGGCAAGCCACACCGCCACGGCGGCGACCGCAGCGATGAGCGCCGGCTTTGATGCCATGACCGGTCAGGTCATGCTCACCGCCGGCGAAATCGAAAAGCTCGGCCAGCAGATCGAGAAGACGCTCGCACAGGACGGCCCGGCGGCGCTGGCGAAATACGTCGCCACGGAAGCACAGTTCCTGAACGAGGCCGAGAAACGCCAGGCGGAGTACGGCGCGAAGATCGCTGCGCTTGAGGCCGAGATGCGCAAGGCGACCAGCGACGAGCAGCGCCGGGCGCTGGAGGCGCAGATCGCTGCGGAGCAGGCCGCCTACGCCGACGCGGAGATGGCGCAGGCGACCAGCTACGCCGCGCAGCAAGCGGCACAGCGCGCGCATCTCGGCCAGATGCTCATCGACTACACGGTCGGCCAGGCGCAACTCGGCAACCTCTCCAAGGAGCACGCCGCGGCCATCACGCGCGCACTTGAGGAGGAATACGGCCTGCAGCAGAGCAGCACGGCCAGCACGTTCCTGGCAATGGCCGGAGCGATCGATGATTTTGCATCGTCGTCGAGCGGCAACATCACCAGCCTGATTGGCACGTTGCGCGACCAGGAAGCCGCCGCCGTCGCCACCGAGCGCGCGATGACCGAGATGAGCAAAGAGTACGTCGCTGAAGCCGTTGCCAACTTCGTTGAGAAAGGCGGCGAGGCCAGCGACTACGCGGCCACACTGCGCGCCATCCCCTCGCGCGTCGTTACGGATGTGGTCACGCGGTATAGCTCGGAAGGCAGTCCCGGCAGCGGCGGCGGCGGGAACCCGGCGGCGAAAGCGCGCGGCGGCGATGTGTTTCCCGGCAACCGCTACTTGGTAGGCGAGTTGGGGCCAGAACTGTTCGTCCCGGAGCAGGCCGGCACGATTATGCCGGCGGATCAGACCCGGAATATGGTGGGCGGCGGAGGCCAGAGCGTGACCTACAACTACTACACCACGGTCACCACCAGCGGCCCGTTCGACGAGGAGCGCCTGATCGACCTCCAGCGCACACAGCAACTTCTGGCGGAGGGACTCTAATGGAAGCGCCGCTCCTCGTGATCCGTAACGGCGTGGCGACCGCAATCCCGCGCCACGAGGCCGATATTACGCCGTCAACGATCGCCTGGCTGGAGGCCGAGCAGGGGGTGGGCATGACGCCCGTGCAGCGCGAGAGCCAGCAAGGCCCGCTGCAAAACGGCGCGACGGATCTCGGTCATCGCCTGCGTCCGCGCACGCTCACCCTGGTGTTCGGCCTCGCCGGGCGCACGCTGGCGCAGACCTACGAGCGGCGCGATGCGCTGCTGGCGCTGTTTGCGCCGAGCGATGCACCGCTCCAGCTTCGCTGGTCGCTCCCGAACGGCGCAACACGGCAACTCGACTGCCACTATACCGGAGATTTCGACTACGCCAGTCGCGATCGGATGGGACGGCACCAGCGAACGGCCATCACGCTGCGCGCCGACGACCCGACGTTCTACGACCCCGCCGGCGCGAGTGTGAGTTTTGAGCTTGCCGCGAGTGATGATGCCTTCGACATCCCGCTCGCGATCCCCTGGGCTGTCGGCTCATCCATCATCGACCAGGCAGCGACCGTGCGCTACCCGGGAACCTGGCGCGCCTCGCCGAGAATCACCATCATTGGTCCGATTACCGATCCGGTAATCCGCAACGTGACGACCGGCGAGAAACTCGATTTCACCGGGGTCAGCCTTAGCGCCGGCCAGTCGTACATCATCGACACGAGCTACGGCGTAGCAACGGTGATCGACCAGGACGGCGTCGATCGCACAGCGCTTCTGAGCGACGACAGCGACCTCACGACGTTCCATCTGGCCAGTCGGGCGGATGTCCCCGACGGCGCAAATGATCTCCTGGCCACCGGCACGGCGGCCACTTCGACGACCCAGATCTTCATCGCCTACAATGCCCGCTATGTAGGCCTCTAGGAGCAGCTATGGCACAGTTTTCGATGATGTGGACGACCGGGGCGACCGGCGACGGGACGAGCCCCTACACGCAGGCGCAGGTCAACGCCTGGCTGCGGCGCAGCTTCGTCAACGACCCGGTGGTCGAGGGGGTGATACCGGACTACCCGAAAACCGGCGGCAAAGAGCTCGCCGTCACCGGCACGGCCTCACCCGTGGCCGTCGCGCCTGGCGCGGCCTGGGTCTACGGCTTCCCGTACGAGAGCACCGCCAGTGAAACCATTACCGTGCCGACGCCGGTAGGCGGCACGACCGGCCACCGGGTTGTGCTGCGAGCGAACTGGACAACGCAGGAGGTGCGCTTGGCGTTGATTAGTTCGGCGAACGGCAACGCCGCGATCCCGGCGCTCACACAAAATCCCGGCACCGTCTGGGAAATTCCGCTGGCCAGTCTGACGATCACCACCGGCGGCGTGATCACGATTACGGATCAGCGCGGCTTTGTCCATCTCAACACCCGCGTGAGTGCGGCGATGATGGACGCCAACGCGGTGAGTAATGACGCGGTGATCGGCAATCGCACCGTCAGTGACGGCGGATCGCCGTCGGGCAATACGGGCACCCTCACGATGCTGCTTAGCTGGCTGGCCACGCAGGTGCGCCGGATCACCGGCCAGGCGAACTGGTGGACGGCGCCGGCGAAGTCGCTTGCGCAACTGGAAAGCGAAAAGGTTGCAAAGGCGGGCGACACGATGACCGGGGCGCTCGCTGTCGAGGCGGCGGCGCCAGCCGTCGTACTCAATGAGACCGATGTAGCGGCGAATAATCGCCGCTGGGTCTTCTCACTCGTCGCCGGGCAGCTCTGGGGGGCTATCACCAACGACGCGCTCTCTGTGGTGACGCGCTGGCTTGAGGTGAGCCGCAGCGGCACGACCGTGACCGAGGTCAATTTTCCGTCGGGCGGGAACACACTGAAGAGTGGCGGGAACACCGTCTGGCACGCCGGGAACGACGGCGCCGGCAGCGGCCTCGATGCCGATCTGCTCGACGGACTCAACAGCACGGCTTACGCCCGGCTGGGAGCCACCAGCAACTTCACCACGCCACCAACGATTAACAACCAAACCATCTGGCACGCCGGGAACGACGGCGCCGGCAGCGGCCTCGATGCCGATCTGCTCGACGGCCTCAATAGCACGGCTTACGCCCGGCTGGGAGCCACCAGCAACTTCACCACGCCACCAACGATTAACAACCGAACCATTCGCACCGCCGGCAACGATCTCATCGGAACGGTGGCGATGGATGCAATCGGAAAATCGGTGAGTTTCCCCCCCGGCACATTTACGTTCGCGCCGGTCGTGATCGGCCAGATGGTCACGACCAGCGGCTTCCTCAGCGTGCGGATTTTTAATGTGACGACGAGCGGCTTCCAGGCGACCGCGTTCGACACCAGCGGATTTTCGGACACGAGCGGCCAGACGCTCCACTGGCGCGCAACAGATGTGGTGGCCTGATGCGTATGTTTCTTCTCGTATGTACCGCGCTCGTGCTCAGCAGCGCGCCACTGCTCCAGGCCGGCGAGTCGTATGGACCGCACATCACCGCGTACCCGCAAGAGCCGTTTCGGAGCGTAGCGGCGGGCGATTTCACCGTCTTTACCGTTGATGTGTACTCGACCGCGACCGCGATCGAGCAAGCATCAGTCACGGTGCAGCCGTCGGCTGGTCTCAAGGTCGTCGGTGTCTTCTGGGCGCATGATGGCGCGCCGGACTGCAATTTCACTGCCGGCAACGGGCTGCACTGCACCTACAGCACCATGCTCGGCAGACCGCTCCAGCTCGACGTGTTTGTCACGGTCACTGCGCCGAAGCACTGTCTCAATTACGCCGGCCTGACCGTCGTTGCCACGACAGGCGATCGCACGGCACGGCATGACCGAGCGAAACTCGAGCGTGCCGATCGTGCGTGCCTGTACCTACCAGATGTGAGGAGCTAATGGCCACCACAGTCGGTAGCGGCGAGTACAAGCTCGTCTTGCGGCGGGCGAGCGGCGAGAAGTACGCCGAGATCGGCGACTATACCCGGCTGGCGTACACCAAGCGCGTCAACGAGCCGGATCGCATTACGTTCGCGCTGCGCGGCGATCACCGCGTGGTTGCACTGCTGGAGGACGGCGACCAGGTTGAGGTGTGGCGCCGCGTGCCGCGCGCTGGCATCGCGTGGTACCGCGACGCCTGGGGCTTTTTCCGCGATGACGATCAGCGGCAAGTGACCATCGCCACGTTTGAAGGCACAGCCTACGGCGCGCTCCAATTCCTGGCCGAGCGAATCGTGGCCTACCGCGCCAACCTGGCCGGCAAGAGTGTTTTTGCCGGCGTGAAAGCCGCCACCATCATGTGGAGTCTGGTGCGCGACAATGCGACCAGCAATGCGACGATTGGCAACGGTCGCCTGGTCAACGGCGCCGTGCCCGGCTTGACGGTCGGGAGCGACCCGGATAGCGGCCCGGTGCAAGATGTCGGCTGCGCCTGGGCGCCGCTCCTGTCGCAACTCCAGCGTCTGGCGCTGATCGCCGGCGGCGACTTCGACATCGTCAAGACCGGTGCAGCGTCCTGGCAGTGGCAGTTTTTCCCCGGCCAGCGCGGAACCGACCGCACGGCGACGGTGTTGTTTGCGATTGAGCGCGGCAACCTCACCGACCTGCGTGCCACGCGGGTGCGCTCGCGCCTGCGGACGACGGCCGTCGTGGGCGGGCCGGGCGAAGGGGAACTCCGGCGCGTGCGCGTGCGGACGACGAGCAGCCCGACGCGCCACGCCGAGATTTTTGTCGATGCGCGTGATCTCGGCGACGATGCGACCAATGCGGCGCTTGATGCACGCGGCGACGCCGCACTGGAGGCGGCGCGCGCGCTGGAGACGGTGAGCTATCAGGTGCTGCAGGTGCCGAGCTGCCTGTACGGGTTGCATTATTTCCTGGGCGACCGGGTGCGCCGGCGCACGTTCGGTGTGGTGCGCAATCAGCAGGTTGCCGGGATTTCGGTCGTGTTCCAGGCCAGCGAACGCCTGGAACAGATCGGGGTGGAGCTGCGCGATGCCTAACCTAGATCTGATGCGCCAAATGGCGGAACAACTCACGGATCTGCGCCGCCAGGTTGACGACCTGCGCCGCCAGGAGCGGCGCGTGAGCGTTGCCGCGCGGTACAACAGCAATGCCGGTCAGAGTATCCCCAGCGATATAGCGAATTGGACCGTGATTAATTTCGGAACCAAAGTGTTTGACACACACGATGCGGTCATTACCGGCGCGAACTGGCGGTTTATCGCGCCAGTTCGCGGCGCGTACCTGGTGAGCGCGTCGCTGCTGTTTGCCAAAACGACGACGTGGGCGCTTGGCGAGTTCGGCTTGCTGACGGTGTTTGTGAACAGCTCACTGGTGGGATATCTCGACCGCAAGGACAATTATCCGAACAGCGATCTGCATATGCAGCTCAGCGGATCAATGATCGTCAACGTCGCAACCGGCGACGCGATCAGCGTGCGCGTGCAGCAAAACAGCGGCGCAGCGCTGACGCTCTTCACTGTTGCTGCATACGTTCAGTGTTCGATCGCGCGTTTGTAACTGCAAAGCACACGGAAAAGAATCAAAAAGCCCTCGGAATGCAATACTCCGAGGGCTTTATCGTGCTGTGGAGTACCGACGTGACACCAAAAACGCCCCGGATCTCATCACGAGATCCGGGGCGTTTTGTGTGGCCAATGGCCGCAGCGTTACGGCTCTTCAATTCTCGGTATCTCCAGACGCAGGAAATAGTCGTGCTTGTCGTAGTCCTCATAGGTGATCATGGTCACTCCTCGGATGTGGCCGTCTGCGCCAGCAGCTCGGCAAGGCAGCGTTCCGCATCGGCCTGGCTGATGCGGCTCTCACAGATCAGCACGCCGTCGGGCGACTCGGCCCGGCCCACAATCGGCAGGCTCGCCCAGTTCGGCGTGGCCGTCGGCTGCCAGGCCGGCACGGGCGCGGCGGGGGCGGGACGGGGCGGCGGGGCCGTGGGCGTCGGGACAGGCGTGGGCGTCGGCGGCAGACCCGTCGCTCCGCTCCACGCCTCCTGTCCCAGCCAGACCATGCCGCTGCCCTGGCAGTCGGCGCGCAACCAACGCCCGTCGGGCGACCAATGATCCGGCAAACACACCCGGCCCGGCTCGATCGGCCCGAGAATGCTGCCGTTCGGCTCGTCGTACGCGATTGCCGCGTTCGGGAGCGGGATCCCTGCCGCCGGCGCGGCGGGCGCATCGGCGACCGTGGACGCAGACGGCGCCGGCGCATCGGCGGCGGCGGGCAGAGGGACGCTGCGCCACTGCGTCCATACAAACAGCGCAATCAGCACGACCGCCGCCACTGCGCCGATGGCGTGCCACGGGAGCGTTCCGGGCGTGGACGGGGCGGGCGTGGCCGGCTGAAACGTCGTCGGCGTGTCTGCCGCCCGGCGGCGCGGCGGGGGTGGGGCGCCGGTGCGGGGCGCCGGCGGCTCAGGAGGCGCGTCGTCCGGCGCGTCGTCGGGTTCGGCCATACGATCCATCTCCTCTAGCGTGTCGAACAGTTTGCGATCGACCAGGCCGGTGATACGGCCCTGGTGATCGCGGACAGGCACGGCGGTGCTCATCGGTGGTGCTCCTTCGGGTTTACGGGATGATTTTATTACTAAAAACGTAGTGGTGGGCTGGCTCCCTTATGTCTACTATGAAGCCCAGGGCGCGCCATTCGCGGATGAGATCAAGCGCCGTGGTCTTCTCGATGTTGAGCGTTGTTTCGAGCTGAGCGCGCTTCCACGCATTCAGCCCTAATGCTCGCGCGGCGGTGCAGGCGGCATCGAACAATCGTTCGCGGTCGCGCTCGCTGACGGGCCGCTGCGGGCCGCTGCGGGCCGTGGTCGCGCGCGCGCGGTCGCGGTCGCGGTCGACCGTTTCCGCATCAGAATGCCCAACGGTCGACCGCGCAGGGTCGCTCGCGGGCGGTCGTTCGCGGTCGCGTTCGCGCGGTCGTTCGCGGTCGTTCGCGGTCGATTGCTCAACATAACGCGGTGGTGGATATGCCTCCGCTTCGACATGATGCGCGAGTTGCTGAGGGGGGGACTCGCGATTCTGGATGTACTCCGCTTCGTTTGGCTCGGTGATCAGACGGCGAAGATCCGTGGCGATCCCGGTGTAGGCTTCAATGACCTCGGCGCGATCCTCGGGCAAGTCTATCGCCAGCGCGATCCCGGTGATCGCCTCCATCCCGTCGGCGATTTGCGCCAAACTTTCATTCTCCGCTCGGTGGAGCATGATTAACGTGGCGGCAACCTCTTCGCGCTCGTTGACGGTGGCGTTGGCTAGCCCGCGCCGCAGGATGCTGAGTGCGCGCAGGTGCTGTGCTTTGGCGAGCATCAGAGATGCCTCCTGCGCCATTTTGAGCTGCTTCACCCGCTGCGCGGCCACGACTTCAGCGACCCAGCGATCTGGCGCGGCCTGCACCCAGGCGAGCGCCGGAACCAGAATAAAGATGATGCACGAGCCGATCGCCATCCACAGGTCTTGCCCGGTTTCAACCACGGCGGGGCGCGAGGCCCACCAGGCCATCTGGACAATCAGCGCGTGCCAGGCCATATACAGCGAGGCCGCAAGTGTGGCTGCAAATCCCCACGTGCGCCAGCGAGTCGATTGGAGGAGCATGCCCGCTGGTGTCGATGGCACCAGCGTGCTAAGGAGCATCGGCAGCACAATTGCGTAGCCGAGCGCCATGGCGAACGTGAGGAACATATCGATCGACAACCAGGCCGGCTGAATGATTGTAAAGAAGAAGTTGCCCCAAAACAGGATTCCCGAGCCAAGGCCGATCATCGCGGCCATGTCCAGGATGGTCGTTGCGGTTGCGGCGCGGCGCGCCGCCTGCCCGCGGCGGGCGCGGGGGGCGTAGTCGTCATACTCCATGCACAGCCTCCGTGTGGTACGATAGCGGCGCGGGGCGTTGCACAGCCCGTCCCGCGCCGCCGCCGGTGCGCAATCACCGGCGGTTTTTATGTGTTCACTTTCCCCAGCTTGCGGCGCAGGGTGGCTTCGGGTACGTCGAGCGCTTCAGCCGCTTGACGCAGGCTGTAGCTCTTCCCGCCGATCTGTACCGTCGCCGCGCCATCCTCCAGGGCCGGGCGCGCCAGCGCTGCGTCACGCTGCGCTACCGCCTGGCGCAGCGCCTCACGCAACTGCGCCGTCTCTGCCTGCGCCTGGCGCAGCGCCTCACGCAACTGCGCCGTCTCTGCCTGCGCCTGGCGCAGCGCCACGTCACGCCCGGTCAGTTCTGCGTCACGCTGCGCCAGATGCTCGCGCAGTTCGGCGGGCGAGCCGCCAGGGAGTGACGCAGCCAGATGGAGCAGGTAGCACACGATGGTCAAGGCAAACCCGGCGTGCAACCAGGCTGAGACCATCGTGATGGCGCCATAGAGGTCGAGCGCCACGGCTGCGCCGAACGCGGCAGTGACGACGATCGCGGCGTAGCTCGCCCGCGAGCGCCGGCCCTGGCGCATGCCGGCGACGGTGGCGACCATTGCGCCGTCAATGGCGGCGACGGCGGCGACACCGGCCGCCATCACCACGTAGGGATGGGGCGTGATCGCGTCGCCGACGTACCAGCGCCAGACATAGAGCCCCTGCGCCAAGAACAGGCCGACCACCGGCGCTTTTTCCCACAGGTGCAGGTGATCCGCGTTAGCGGGTGGCGCAACCAGCATAGGGGTGCTCCTATCGTGTATACTAAATGACGGACGGGAGTTGGTGCTCCATCGTCACGCGGCGCAGATCGGCGGATCTGCGCCGTTTTGATTCGGCCTAGGATGCCGCTTCAACGGGTGGCTGATTGCGTTCCAATGCCTCTTTCGCGTACAGGTACGCGGTTTCGAGGTTGGTCAGTGCG